ACCACAACACGGCAGCCCGTCTTTGGGTCGTTCAAACGGGTAGACCACGCCATGTCCCACCACTCTATGGTAGACATAAGCACAGCCTCAGAATTGCTTTCTCTAGCATTATTGGGATCGTCGCAGATTAGAAACTGACCACCGAGACCAGTCGTTGAACCGCCTACGGATGTTGTCATGCGTCTGCCGCCAGAGACTAAGTCGAACTGACTTTTAGTATTCTGATCACCAGCAACCTGAACTCGATCGCCCCATAATGAGCCATACCAATCGCTTTCCAACAAGCGGCGGCACTTTAACGAATCTTGCAATGCCAATGTCTGGCTATACGACGCGTGAAGAAACTGTACGCCATTGCCTGACGTGGGCGTATTGTTGCGCTGGGCGAATACCCACGCAGGAAACAAGACGCCGCACAGTGTTGACTTACTAAAGCGGGGCGGGATGTTAATAATTAGATTGCGGATATGCCCATCTACGCAGGATTGCAGGTGATCGCACACTGCCTGCATGGCAAAGCCACCGCCAATAAACGGAGCGGGGTCAATAACAGACCACGCGTATTGCGTAAACTCATATAATGATTGTTCAAGTTCTCTACGATGCTTACGCTTTAGTATTGCTGCCTTTGATGCTTTTACATCAACTGGTGCATCACTGCCAGTAATGCGTTTAATGGCATCAGTCGCTTTAATGCGTAAGATGTGCTCATTCATTGATCATAAACAATCGCGGGGTACTTATTCCATTGCCAGTCCCAAATGTACCACGCGTAATTATGCCTTGGCGACCCCTTTGTCCCAGCAATCCACTTAGGACGCCTGGTCAGCACAATCTTGGCGGCAAATGGGGATTTCACATCAAATAGGTTTTGACGGCTACTGGCGCAGTCAAACTCATTCCTCAGAAGGAATGCAACCCTGCCGCCAAAGTTTTTGGTGAGCAGCAACGCATGATTAATAAACTCATCAGCCAAATCCTCAGCAAATGGCGGGTTCGTAACAATATCGCGCCCGTCATTCTCCCAGGTCAGCAAGAAATCCTTCACATCGTAGCCAAAGCCGTAGTCTTGTATATCGGAACTATATACATCAACCCCAGCCGCCTTCAACACGTTTGATATTGCGCCCTTGCCCGCCGCTGGCTCCCAGACGCGGGTAAAATCCTCATGTTTCAATAAAACCTCAGTACACCAAACAGGGGTTTCGTAATGATCCCATGCCCTACGTTCATAATTTTTGTTGGACAACATCAGAACATCAGACATTTCAAACTCCCTGTTGTGGTATCCAGATACCGCGCGCGTATGCGTTTATGGGACACAAATGTAATGTTATAACATTACAAAACTATTTATTGATCCCACGAAAACTTTGGCAATGTAACCTTTGGCTTTTCTTTCGACATGGTTGCGCTTATTAAACCATTTTTCTGTAAACGCTTTACTGCCTTTGCCTTTGCCTTTCCTACTGATTGGGTTCCCGTAACTTTTATAATCCCGTTCTGCGGCGCATCTAACGTCACTGGTGTAAACTTAATTGCCATTTTAACAATTCCTCTCTTCTTCAAACAGTTCTTCTTCAATTAATGTGATAATTTCATCAGTTGTCGGCGACCAATCCATCTTTCGCGCTTTTGTACGAAGATTATATAAAAAATGACGGTATCCATCATAACGGTCTTCATAAGTTTTTATTTTGTCACGATACTGCTCACATGATGCTCTTAACTTGCGAATTTCACGGTTCAGGAACACCAGTTCGTCAGCCGCGTCCATTCCCTTGGTTTCCGGCAACAACTCAGGCTTTGCGCCATCCCATAAATTGTTCGTTACCATTTGCTTCTTTTCCCTTGGCGAAAAACTACTAGACCTTACACACATATTATTATCACCTGTCCGCTACTGCCTTATAGCCTTCTTCCAACGCATCATTAGCAATATCTTTAGCATCCGCATTATACTGCGCTTTTGTAATACGGATAAGTGCCTCACGATACTTATCAGATAAAGTGCGGAGCCTAACTAACTCCGCAACCGTCGCATCATCCGCGTGACGTTCTGTAGACTTATATGGCCCTAGCCACCTGATGTTGTTGTTCATTGGTTTTCCCTCAATGGTTATCTGCAATGCGATCCCAGTTGGCGTCAAACTGAGACGTCCAACGGTCTTCTTCTAAGGTATCTACCATTTCTTCAGCGTCTTTAACTACCGCTTTGAGGGCTTCAAGAGCATTGCGCTCCCTATGATTGTTGAGTTCCATTGCCTTTTCCCACAATACGGAAAATTCATCTTGCAAGGCTTCTACCTGTTCATCAATGGTCATTGTTCTATCCTCACTTTGATGGATGATATTCTTCAAGATTTTTAATTTTAACTATGCCGTGGTCCCACGCAATTTGAACGGCTTGTTTGCGCGTCTTGTAGGGTATGTGTTCAACATCGTCATTTTCATCCCAAATTGCCAATGCTCTAAACCGAACGCCGTTTTTGATACGAAATACACAGAACGCTTTTTTCATGCCTATCCCCTTTGATTGCCCGCAGGCCGTTGCCGATGAATTACGTATAAGCACAACAATGATTCGCGTCAACAACTATCTTCAACTTTTTTATTCCAAAAATCTAACACATCATTCCTGATCAATTACTTCATATTCAACATTATCAAGTGCTTCAAGCAATGCAGCCTCCACATCTTCTGGAAGTTCCACATCAATTATTTGCGACCCGACATTGACAATTGCTCCTGGCAAGCCCGTCACATTCACTTGGTTCTGCTTGTCCCCATATACGCGCCACAGGATTTTACCTGCGATCCATTTAATGGTATCTAATACCAAACGGCGCTCATCGACTGGCATTCCCTCAACCCAAGGGTCACGCCCCAGCGCAATCATAATCATTCGCTCAACCATAAACTCAGCACTGGCCTCACGGGCTACATTCCACTCCCGTTGAAACTCAGGGTCTTTGCGTACGTGGCGCAAGATTGTCCTGCGGCTAATCTTTAACTTATCAGCGATCTCCATCACGAAGTAGTTACTGGCTATCAGTTCCAATATCTCTTCCTTCATTTCAGGCGTAATGGCTTCTGGTCGGCCAACCGATCGGGTCTCCACGTCATCCCTAAAATGATTTTCGGTAATATTTAACCCAACAATTTTAGCCTTCTCCACCTTGGCCTTATGTTCAGCCCTATTCTTGGCGCTACGCTCCTTGCGGGTTAATTTCTTGGTTTCCTCAGTCATCTGTCTTCTTCTTTCTGGTGGTACCAAATCCCTTATTTGGGTTCTTTGACTTCCCACCTTTCTTGCCTGCCTCAGATGCTGATTCGGTCGTAAACTTGTTACGATCGCCCGTTTTGCCGCCAAGTGACGCAATCCTTTGCCTGTCTTCAGGCGACAGTAGGGCGAACCCTGTTTTGTTCTGCAATTCCATGCTTCATGTAGCCTTTATCTAATAAAATTATCGCCAATGATTGTCCGTAAGATTTCACTGGCGGGTTAGCCGACATCATCCAAGATCGAACGCGAGGGCCACTGACCCTCGCTTGTCTTCTGCAACCTCTAAACCAGTCAATAATCATTGTTTTGGTGCAGGTGCAAAAGTTATACGAGCAGCACTTGTATAACCTTCCATATAGTCCTCAACCCATTTAAGACCCATATCCTTTTCAATTCTATCACGATCAATACGGAAGCCAATGTTATCCTTGCCTACGCAAGCAATAAACAAGTTACCTGCGTGAGACTGTTCTTTGCCAAGATCACGGATGATTTCCTTGGCTTGTTTCAATTTTTCCTCAATGAGAGCAGCCTGTGCCGCCAGTTGTGCAGCCTCGTCAATAATTTTCTTGACCGAAAAACCTGCCCAGTGATTAATTTTTGTCGCTCTAGCCATCGTAGTCTCCTTTGGTTGGGCCTCAGCCCCGTTGTTGATAAGAATTGTATAAGCGCATCCGCAAAAACAGTCAATAGCCCCGATCAATAATTTCTGAAATAATTGACCAATCTTTGTCGTAGTACTTTGTCTTGATTGCTTCGACTGCCGCCTTCTCATGATCAATGTTGAACGTGATGATGTTGCC